ACCTTTGCTAAAATGTTAAATATAAGATGGAATTTTATCGATATCAATTACATCTACAGGCACTTCCCCTTTAAAACTAGAATATGCGTTAAATTCTGGTCTCTCTAATTGTGCTTGAGGTGTATGATTATGAACACATCTTGCTATCATTTTATATAATTTAAAGTCCGGATATCTATCTACTCCAGTTCCTTTGTATAACATATTTACTCCTTTATCATCTAAACACCATTCAACTATTAAACGTTTAACAGGATCAGTACATTTACTTAAATCCTTAACATCATCAAAATCCTCAACTACATAATCAAATATTGAACAAGCAAGACGACATAGATCAAAGCTATAATTTGGTTCCAATCTAGGTTTCTTCTCATTTAAGTAGGGTTCGGTATTATATTGTGTAGCAGCATCACCACCTACTTGAAAACTATCACTACAGAAAAGTTTACCGTTGAATTTATATATACTTCTTCCAAAATCAATAATTTTGAATATACGACCAAATGTAGGTACCTTATAGTACTTCTTTTTATAACAATAATAAATGAACTTTTTATCAGTCTGGTTATACATAACATTGTTTGTATGTAAATCATTGTGTGTAAAGTTAAATGCTTTTTGATATGTAACTAAAATCATAATAATCTGCATTAATGCCGAATACCATTCTTCTTTTGATAAATCACTAGTTAAAATTAAATCGTCAAATGTATTTTCGCAAAATTCCATTCCAATAACTTGAACTGGAAATTTTGGAATAGTTACATCTATTCTCTCTTCTTCAAAAGAATCGCCATCTTCATCATCATCATGATCATCTTCATCATCGCCAGATTCATCATCTCTAGATTCATCGTGACCGGATTCATCATTATTTTCAGGTTTGTCACTATCTAAGTTTTCAATTTCTCCGCAATCGTCACAGTCTTCTTCATTATCAGTATATGATGAACGCGATGAACAAGTTGAGTTAGATTTTAATGTAACATGCTGATCGGTTTCTTTTTGTTCCAAAAGATTAGTATTTGTTAGATCAACTAAATCAGATGATAAATCAGACATATTTACAATATTTTCATCAAATACATCTTCAAACATTTCATTATCAAAAGATTTAATTGACATCTGTGATTTGGCACTTGAATTGTGTTGAATTGTAATAGGTTTTAGTTTTTGATTTTCATCTTGAAATAAATGATCATACTCATCAATTTTAAATAATACATTTTTATTTTTATTAAAGAATTCAGAACTATTTAAATAATCAATATCGTCAAAAACATTTAAAATAAAGTTATTTTTAATACCTAAAAATGATCCATAATAATCAACACCATGTGTAAAACTATGTGTATAAATTAAATTGCTCGATAAGTATACAAACATACCATCAACATATGCGGAATTATTTTGATCAATAAATTTTGAATGGCAGTCTAATTCGGTTGAATTGATTTTTGGTAAGGCGAATAATTTTTCATCGTTTATATTATACTTTCCAATTAAATATTTAAATGGATCTAATAAAGGTGCCATCTTAAAAAAGACATCTTTATCTTTTGTTTTGTTATTTTGTGCATTTTTAAGCCTACAATTAAATAAATTAAAATCATCTTCACCACCATCGTTAACATTTGAAATATACCATTTGTTATTTAAATTAATACTATTATAATTGCTATCATTTAAGGTGAAGAATTTATTATAAATAGGAATATAGTTTTGCGCATTTGAGAGAAAAAGTGTTTCTGATTTCTCTAAACATTTAAAAAGTTCAAGATTTTTTCTTTTTTGATAATTGACGTTTATCATTCTTTAGCTAATTAATATATAAATTATATGTATTTTTAACTTATTATAAATGCTAATATATTTAACGTTTAGCTTTGTTGCGTAAAAATCTTTAAAAAATAATTTATATTTTAAATAATAATGACTTTAGAACTAAGGAAATTTGACATGAAAAGTATAAGCTTTAAACCGAATGAAAATAAAGGTCCAGTTGTAGTTTTAATTGGAAAGAGAGATACTGGTAAATCTTTCTTGGTAAGAGATCTACTTTTTTATCAACAAGAAATTCCAATTGGAACTGTTATTTCTGGAACAGAAGAAGGTAACGGTTTTTATGCTAGTATGGTACCAAAATTATTCGTCCACAATGAATACAATACGGCTATTATTGAAAATATTTTAAAAAGACAACGCACTGTTTTGAAGCAAATTAAAAAAGAAATGGAAACATATAAACGCAGTACTATTGATCCCAGAGCATTCGTAATTTTGGATGATTGTTTATATGATGCTACATGGACTCGCGATAAAATGATGCGATTGCTCTTTATGAACGGGAGACATTGGAAGGTCATGTTAGTCATCACAATGCAATATCCTCTTGGTATTCCTCCCACACTGAGAACCAACATAGACTACGTTTTTATTCTTCGAGAAAATTACATTGCGAATAGAAAGCGTATTTATGAAAATTATGCTGGTATGTTTCCAACATTTGAAAGCTTTTGTCAGGTCATGGATCAATGTACTGAAAATTATGAGTGTTTAGTCATTAATAATAACTCGAAATCAAACAAATTACACGATCAGGTCTTTTGGTATAAAGCCGATAGTCATGGTGAATTCAGATTAGGCTCAAAAGAATTTTGGGAATTGTCCAAAAATCTTAAGGATGAGGATGAAGATGAAGCATATGACCCTAATAAGGCTAAAAAACGAGGCGCGGGTCCGAAGATCAGCGTCAAAAAAGCGAATAAATGGTAGAAGTGTTTTCTTTTTAGAGAAAGTCAGATTTTGCTTATATAATTCTTGCTTATTTATTTTAAAAGCAAGAATTATAACTTAAAGAATTTCCTATTATGCTACAGAATAATTATTATTTTGATTTATTATAACAAGTTTTACATTTTTTTATATATGTATCTTTTTTAAAACGTTTAAATGATATTTTACACGAGACACAGTCGACACATGTTAAATTATTTTTATAACAATCGCTACAATTTTTTTTTATTTTTTTTAATTTTTTATCAATTTCTACCTCTTTATCACACTCTTGACATTTAATTACACACAAATTATTTGTAAACCTACGACAGCATTCTTTACATCTTTCAGAAGGTTTAAAAATTTTTTTGTTACAATCAATACAGTTTGTTATTTTTTCATCACAATCAAGACAACACAAATCAGTAACTGTTTTTTGTTTAAGAAATTTTTCGGGACACATTTCACACTTTTTTAAACACCAGTTTTCATCACAAATAGCACACAAACACAATTCTGTATTACTATTTACATCTATGAATTTACGATTACAATTAACACACTCTTTGTAAGCTTCTTCGATTTCAATATTTAAAGAATTGCGCATTATTTTAAGATTTGTTTTAACTTTACATGGAATACAAGAAGAACATATAGTGATTTCATCATTTCTATAAATACCAACCTTATCACAAGCCGCACAGTTAGTTATTTTAAAACTACCAGGTTCCTTTTTATTTAATTTATTTAACTCCTTCTCTCTAATTTTAGATTCTTGTTCTTCTTGTTTTTTTAATTTATCTTCCTCCTTCTTTTGTTTTTTATCTTGTTTTTCCTTTTTATAAAACCCTTCCGGTAGTCCTTCTCTTCTTTCCTTTTCGGCTTCTCTATGTTCGTTAATTTTTTTACATGTAGATTTAAAGGTTGGGTCGTTCTTACTTATAAGACCATATCTACTATTACATACACTTCCCAGTTGAATACTCATATTAGAATATTTATTTTTAAATATATGAACATACATAATATTTTCATTACATATACAATTTGCCTCACCAAATCCTTGATATATTGTAAACCCGCTTGATTCAAAATCACTTTCTTCTAACCTATTATTAAATGCTAATTTTAAGTCTGTAAAATTTTTAAACCTTTCTATACGTTCCTTTGGATAAGATAACAATAACATAAAAGCTAAATTGTCTGTTTGGGTTGGTTTTTTTCCATAAAATCTAATAAAATGTTCTTTCAAATCATCGTGATAAACTTGATAATTTCTGAGTTTACTTAAATAAAATGGACTATTTACATCTTGTGCCATAACTATTTCTTTGTACACTAATTTTTTTAATTCTTCATCTAAAATAATATTTGTAAATTCGTTTTTACAAATATTATTTTCTGAATAGCATTCTTCCATTTTAGATTGAACACTATTATTTTGTTATTTAATAATTCTTATTTCTAAGTAACAAAATTAATCAATTTTTTTATTAACAATCATCAAATGAGATTGTTACAGGATATTTAATATAACAATAGTCTCTCCAATTTGTATTTGGATTATTTAATTCACACCAATCAAAAAGTATTTTTCCATTTGATGCTTTTATTGGTAATCTTTCCCATAAATTATATTTAAAGGTAAATAATATGTTCATTATTCCCATTTCATTTGTTTTACAAAATGTATATTTATTCATAGCTTCAATCAGCTGATTTTTATCACATAGTTTAAGAATATTTGTATCATAAATCCACATACAGTTAAGCATATAATTTGAATTTAAAATTTTCTCACCAAATTCAGATTTTAACGAATCAATTAGCTCTGGCTTATCATAACTTATTTGACAGTTGAACGATTGATCATCATAAAGCTTACCATCTTTTGGTGCCAAAATTTTATTTTTATAGTCAATCTCAAGTAGATATTTAACATCATCTAATAAACGCAATCCAGCATCTAAAAATACAACGCGTGACCATTTGGAAAAATAATCATCGAATACATGTAGTTTTTCCCATTGTAACAATTTATTTATTTCTCTCTTATCTGTTGTGTCAACAAACCCTGATTGTCCTATTTTAAACAGTAAAATAGATTTATCTATCTGAGGGAATTTTTTCTCAGTAACATTATAAAAATCCTTAAAATTTGTATTCAAATCAAAATTTAGTGTAATTAAAACAATATCTCCATACCAGTTTCCTTTGGTTCTTAAATCAATTATAGTTCTTCTGGCTTTACTGAAATAATTTAAATCTGTTACTAAGACAAAAACTGTATCACTATTATCTTGTAATATAACATCTGACGTTTGAACATTTTTTTCTTCTATAATTGTATCCTTGTCTGCTATATATGTATAAAATTCGTATTGTTCTTTCGTTATAACTTTATGAAACGTAACAGCATCAGTTAACTGAGACTCATTTTCATGTTCCGCTAAGTGAAAAAGATTACTGTTGAATTGATTAACTTTATTCGTTTTAGCAATTTCTTGAATCCATATTCCAATACACAAATCATCGCACCATTGTTCCTTTAAATTAATTAATGGATAATAAGCTTCATTTTTACCAATTTTTTTAACATATTCAGTAATGTGAGAATACAAGGATTTTGATATTGCGTAACCAGCACCTCCTGACATATAACAGCAAAATTCACGTTTAATGTGGTCCAACTCTTTACCAATATAATAATTTTCACTAGAGTTATACTTTGTTAATAAATTTCGAATTCTTTTTTCAAAAACAAATGTATCGTCATCGATTAATATGTACCAATCATAATCAGGAATATTCATATGATAAATAAAATGGATATATTTCCATGTTATATTTTGTGTATCGTCCATAGAATACCATCCAAAATGTCTATTTTCAATATCAGGTTTAGATGTAAGGTAGTAAATATCTTCTTTATTTACATTTTTTAGCATGGTATCCATCTGGTACTTAACTCTCGTATCTAAATATTTATTACATGTAGAAATAATATAACAAATTTTCATAATAGTTATATTATTTTTTTATTTTTATATTTTTATATTATAAATCAGTGTTTATATTTTATTTATATAATATATAAATGAACAATTCTAGTTTAGAAATTATTAGAAATTTTAGTACTAATCCACAAGTTATAAATAAGATTAATGAGATGATGGAAGAACGCATCAAATATTATAAATTAAGAGACCCTGAGGATGTAGATAATGTAGAAAATTCCGTTTATAGAGATACTGTAGATGTTTTATCATCCTTTAGACGATATAATAGACCTGACGATGAAATAATAGACCGGTTACAAGAGGATATTAACTATTATCATGAGATGATACCACAACTAGGAAATCAAGGAGGGAACGGTCTTAAAAGGAAGAATAAAAAATCAAGGAAATCAAATAAGAAATCAAGGAAATCAAATAAAAAATCAAGGAAATCAAATAAGAAATCAAGAAAGAGATAAATCAGATATTTATTGCAATACATAACTTAAAGCAATTCACAATTATATTGTAGTTATAATTATGAATATAGTTAAAAAATATTAATCGATACAATGAAAATAATATATTTTTGTGAACCAATCAAAAATAATATAATGAATGATGGCAATTTTATATTTAACCCATAAAATGAGTGTTTTCAATGAGAAAAGTTTAAAAGTATATTTGGCTCAACCTTTCTTTACTGCGTTAGAAAAGGTTGTTTTAATCTACTTGTTCCATAGAATCTTTAATAGCAAAAGGACCACTAATTAATTGACTTTTTCCATTGTCAGTCTTACCAACAACAATATTTTCACCTTCAAACAATTCCATACAGATGTCAGCAGTAGAAATATTTTCTTGCTCCTTAAATGCTACTTCTTGCGTATTAATATTGTTAACACCAATTAAATTGCCTTGTTCATCAATTGATTGGGTTAAGGTGTTACCAGATTTCTCGGCATTCTTAATATTCTCATCAATTGCCTTTTGTTTAGATTCCTTGACACGTTGTTCAAAAGCAGACTTGGCATTAGATTCGTTCTTAGTCTTCTCACTCATCAACTGGTTGAGTTCTTCTTCCATATATTCAACACGACCAGTCTTGTAAGCTTCAGGATCCCAAGGCATCCACATACCAATGGGGCCTACAAAAACATCATGATTAGGATCAATTTCTCTCAACATTTTACATCTCAACTCAGCTTCTTCTTGAGTAGGATATGATCCTCTAATTTTTAGCCCTCTAGTGTTGGTTTGGAAGTTGTGAGCAATGTCAAACTGTTTTTGGAGTTCTTCTTCATTATTGTCAATGTATGTTTTGAACTCATCATCCATACTAGATTTAATAAGCGAATCTCTTTCTTCTTTTACGAAATCTTTAAAATCATTTGATACATCATCGAATGAAATATTGTATTTAAAAGAAACAAAATTAAGGAACTGAACAAATTTTTCCATTGATTTGTTAAAGTCCCACTTCTTTAGGAACTCTTCAAAATAGAAGATTTCCTTTTCCTTAAGAATTTTATCTGGAGAACAAAATGATACACAAACAAATTTTTGACCAGAAATAGGTTTATCTTCCTCTAATAAGTCAACATATTTAGGATTAACTTTTCCATTAACTTGTTTTCT